CGTGATGCTCTGCGTGGCCAAGAGCGCCATCCTGGGGTTCCTTTCGTCGTCGTCAGCGGTCTGCGTCTACATCTGCGGGCCGGAACGTGGCCGTGACGAAAACGCTAGGACCGCCCCGCGACGCAGGGTCCATCGGCTCTCTCGTGGCGGGCTATCCTGCGGGGTGTGCGACGGCGCTACCTACAGACGCCCTAGCCCTCGTCAACGGCGGCGAGGGCGGGGCCAATCCCGTAGGAGGCCCTCGTGCGCACCCGCGCCTACCGTCGTCACAAGCGAGCAGTCAAGCTCGCGCGCCGCTACCGAATCCTCACCCATGTCGCCGCGATCCCGCCGATCGGTCTGCGGCCGCAGCAGATGCACGCGCACCTGCGTTGCAACTGCTTCGACGATCCACGGGAGAGCGCTATCCGCCGGCGGCGTGAAGAGCGTGCGTGGCGCGCCGAGCTGGCGAGAGACCTCTAGGCAAGCCACCTTGGGTCTGCGCGACGGAGCGCAACTTTCAGCGGCGCGAGTTGCCTTCCCCGGCTGACTGCTGGATGTCAAGGTGCTGGCGGACGTGCATCACGGTCTGCTCAGGGCCATGGCGTCGGCGATAGCGCTGCGACACCGCGCGCAGTACCCCAGCCACGAAGAACACCCAGAACACGAGGTAGCTGCTCACCCCGTCATCGTCCCAGCCGCGACGCCGGGCGGCTAGGGGACTGGGTCGACGTCAACCCGGAAAATGCCGCCCACGTGATGCCACTGGTCATCGCCGTCGCGTTCGCCGTAGTCGACCTTGCTCTCGCGACGCAGCTGCAGCAGCACGTACCCATCGATGCTGATCGCCGCGTCGTTGAGCGCCGCGGTCAAGGCCTGCGCGATGTCATCGGCCTGCGCTGACGAGGTTCCTCGGCAGATGCCCTTGACCGTCCACAGCTCGTCCTCGAGCGGTGGCCCATTGAACGTCCAGACGTCGGTCTCGGCCTGGCGGTGCAGCACCACGAACGGCGGGGTGGCGTTGCGCGGCGCGACCCGGTGGAACACGTTGCTCGGCGCCCCGAGCAGGCTCGTCACCGCGGGGGTCGCGAGGAGATGCCCAACGATCGCCTGACGAACAGGGTCCATGGCTCAGTCCAGTGCCTTGCTGATCTTGCGGCGAAACGGCTCGCGTTCGGCCTCCACCGCCGGCAGAAAGAACGGCTGGGCGGCCATGTGCCTTGTGCCCTGCTCGACGTAGCGGGCGTACTCGTCGTGCGTCGCGTCGGCCGTCGACACGGTCACGAGCACCTGCCCATCATCGAGGCGCTCGACCTTCGGGGATCGACTCAGGTGCCCCGTGTCCACCGGGGCGCGGCGCCCCGCGCTCTTCGCGATGTTCTTCCCCGACCGCTCGACGGTCGCGTTGACGCGCTTCTCCGCGCGACGCATCCGTTTGGTCAGGCTCCCGGTCAGCTTGGCGCCAGCCACGGGTCACAGCTCCTTGACCGTTGCGGCGAGGAACTCAGGCGCGTAGAGCCTGAGTATCCGTAGGGCATCCGCAACGCGGTCCTCGACGACCTGGCCTGGCCCATGGTCGCCGATCCGCAGCTCTAGGTTCGCGAGCCGGTTGTCGTAACGATGCCCGTTCTTGTGGTGGACGGTTTCGAGCGGCGCTGGCCTCAGTGGCCTGCCGAGCGCCTCGGCCATCACGAGGCGGTGAACGGCGACACATCCACTGCTGTCGCACATGCACCGGAACGGGTGGTCCTTCGGCAAGGCAACACGGTTGTAGCCACCCTTGACCAGGATGCTGCCACGTGACGCCATGGGCCTCAGGGGCTTGTGCACCAGCGGATCGCCGTGGGTTCGGATGCGCTTCGCGTGGCCCGTGCAGTATCCGCCGTGGCCGCCCCGCTTATCGCAGCCCGGAACGCAGCACAAGGTGACCGTGCGAGCCCCCTCGTTAGCGCACGCGTGGGAGCAATAGCGCTTGTTTCGCGGTGAGATTGGCGCGGCGCAGACCACGCAAGCGCGGGTGTTAGGTTCCTCATGCATCGTGAAGCGGATCCTTCCGGTGCCTGCCCCCGGCCGGTGACACGGTGCGGGGGCGTTTTCATGACGGCTGCTGGTCTCCATTCTAAGGTCAGAGCTCCCTGCACTCGACGCGCCTTGTGAGCTCCCACGCGCCGCGCGGCTTGACGAGCGTCACGTCGAACACCTTCCCGGCAATGACGATCCGATCGGCGACGGTGACATCGGTGCCGGCCTTGAACGTCACGACCGCGGTCGCCTGATCGGTGATGCGATCCCCCACAGCGGAGGACTCGCGGGCGAGCTCGCCGCCACCCAGGGGGGCGAGACGGCACGGCACATCCGTAGCGACGACCGGCCAGGTTGTCGTCTGCCCGCCACCCCCATCAGGCGTACTGGTCTCGCGTTGGATCGTCGCAAGGTCGGGCAGCATCCCCGCGAACCGGTGGCGCGCCCTGAGCAACTGGCCCTGCGTCGGCACCCCTAGTACCTCTCGCCCCACGTCGTCGCACGGCGCGCAGGGACCCGCCCGATCGGCACGCCGGCGCCTGCCTGTGCACCGGCGAGATCAACGGCCGCGCGCTGCCGGAACCTGACGGCCATCGCCTGGTAGCGCTCGGCCTTCTGGGAGTCCTTGAACGACTGGCCGTCCTCCGCGGTGTCGACGTCCTGAGCAAACCGCGCCGCCAGCGCATCGCAGGCAGCTGCAACCGCGAGCAACACCGACGTGGGGTGCGCCGTCAGAAAGTAGGTGGCCTCGTCGTCGTTGAACAGCGCGGCCGCCTGAAACTGCTCCTGCTGCTGCTGCGTGAGCGTCGTGTCCGGCGGCACCGGCTTGATGTCGTACGCGGCGGGAATGTCGCCGAGCTCGAGGCGGAACTTGTCGATGTCCGTGGTGACGGGCACTAGTCGCCTCCGTAGGTCGCGGTGGGTACGTCGTCGCCGCCGTAGGTCCAGGTCGGCGTGACGGAGGGCGCGTCGTCTTCGGTGATCAGCAGGAGCAGGAGCATCAGGCCGTGCCCCAACGCGCCCGCAGGTAGCCCTCGACGTTCTGGCGGTCGGTCGTGTTCAGCGCCGACGAGAACACGATGACCTCACCGATGTCGACGGCGCCGGGCGACGACGGGCCCGAGCGCGCGCCCATCACGATGCCGCCGGCGTTCTGTGTGCCGGCGTTCCCAGTCGTCGCCGATCCGCCGTCCACACGGATTTCCGAAGTCGTGCTATTGGACAAGATCGCGTACTGACGCCACACGTCCGTCACGCTCGCCGGGCCGTTCAGGTCCGCCCCGGCGAACAGGTTGATCGTGCGTGTCCCCTGCTGACGAATCAAGCACTGCGCCGCGGCAACGCCGTCTATAGCGGTTGAGTCCGCGGTCGAAGTCCGCCAAACACACACGATGAAGATGTGCGTCGGGCGGTTCAGCGTGAACGCGCCGGTGGACAGGATGTCGTTCGTGCCGTCGAACCGGACGACCGCCTTGCCGTTCTGGATTGCGGTCTTGTAGATCGGCTGCTGCGATGAGTTTCCGTTCGCGGCGGCGTGGCTGTTGCCCGACGAGTCGGGCCAGGATGTCACCGAAGCACCGTCGCTGAGCGCGGAGAGCGTTTCGGGCTTGTACCACGCAACCGGCGAGAGCGTGCCGGGGTCGAACAGCGGCGCGCTCGGCGTGACGGTGTTCGAGTCCGCAGACGCCGAGCCGACGCTGTTGGTCGCAGTGACGGTGCACTTGACCGACTGGCCCTCGTCGGCGACCGCGAGCAGGTACGTGCTCGATGTCGCGCCGCTGATGTTCGAGCCGTTGCGCTTCCACTGGTAGGCGTAGGTGATCGGTGCGGTGCCGGTCCAGGTCCCTGTCGAGCACGAGATCGTCTGCCCGGTCGTTGTCGTGCCGCTGATCGCGGGCGCCACCGTGTTCTGCGGCGCCACTGCCGGGGGACCAACCGCGGCCTCGACCGCGATGATCTCCGCGTCGCGCAGCCTGCGGCTGTAGACGAGCGCCCGCTTCGTCTTGCCGGCGAACGGCGTCGGGCCGAGCAGCGCGTAGAAGTTGCCCGCGTCGTAGAGATAGCCGCCGGTGATGTCGGCCTGCGTGCCGACGACCGTGCCGTCAACGCGCACTTCGTACGTGGTGCCGTCAGCGCGGATGGCGATCGTGTGCACGCCTGACGTGAGCCCGCCGGTCTTCTGGAACTGCTCAGTTAGGGCGATGCGCGCGATCCACAGCTGGATCGACCATGTGCCGCCGAACTGCCAGCTGCCCACCGTGTTGCGGTGGCTGAAGAGCGAGTAGCTTGAGTCCGCAAGCTCGCCGCGCCAGACGAACGTGCCGCCGCCCGCGAGTAGCGCCGACAGGTCGCCGAAATCTGCCTTGCCGGTCGTGTCGACGCTCTCGAGCGCGGGGGCGCTGTCCACCCCGGTCGCGCGATAGGTCACCGGGTCAAACAGCGCGTTGATCGTGGCGTGATGCGCGTTGCCGGAGGAGTCGGTGAGGGTACGCGTCGTCTGCCCGTCGGTGAGGCCCATCGTGGTCGGGTTGATGTCGACCAGCGGCGCGCCGACGCTCGGTGTGATCGCGCCGACTTGGCGGCTCTGCTCGGCGCTCGCGGATGACGTGCCGATCGTGTTGGTCTGTTTGGCGGTGTAGTAGTAGGTGGTGCCCGCCGAGACGCCCGTGTCCTTGTAGAAGGTGACGCCGGGGTTCAGCGTGACGAGCGGCGTGCTGCCCTGCCCGCCCGAGGTCGTTGCGCGGTAGATCGTGAAGTTCGTGCGCCCTGCGCCGTTGTCTGAGCCTGGCGTGATGACGACACCGATCGCGGTGCCGTCGCTTTCCAGCGCGATCGACGGGGCGCCCGGCGCCACCGGTGCGAGCGCGGTCGCAGAGGCTTCGTTGGACGCAGTCCCGGCGCCGCCGCCGTTGACGGCCTGCACCGTGTAGTACGTGGCGGCGCTCGTGGATGCGTTCGGGTCACTCCAGGTCGTCTGCGCTGGGTCGACGAGCGCGACGAGCGCGGCCTCGCCGCCCGGCGAGGAGCCGGACAGGATGCGGTAGCCCGACAGCGGGGCGCCCGATGACGGCGCGGCCCACGACAGGTTCACACCGCCGCGCGCCGCGGTCGCGGTCAGCGAAGTCGGGGCGCCCGGCACCGTGAGCGCCGAGCTGCCCGTGCCGGCTGGGAACCCTCGCCATGTGAACGTCGCCGTCTCGCCGGCGGGCAGCGTGACCGCGAAGCCCTGGTTGCGGCGCGCGTCGATGATCTGGAAGGTCTGCGAGGTGGCCGCTGCGTTGAAGCACACCAGCGCGATCGACTCGTCCGGGTTCTCATAGGCGACCGTCTGCACGGCGGCGTCGTAGCTGTCAGCGCGGACCCTGACCGCCCCCGGCATGACGTACTTCGACGTGTGCCCGAGCGCGTAGTAGTCCGTGTTGCGCGTGACGGCGCCCGTCGTCGCATCGACAGAGAGCACGCCGTGGACGATCGCGCCGTAGCCGTTGTTGTTGTCGGCATTGGTCAGGTCGCGCGCGAGGTTCCAGTTGCACACCGCGCTCGAGCCGTAGCGCACCGAGCCGATGTAGCAGAGCTTCATGAAGTTCGCCATCGTGCCGGCGGGGCCACCGGGGAACTCGCAGAACTCCGTCAGAAACTGCTTGACCAACGGATAGCGCCGCTGGATGTCGCGCTGAATCGACGGGTCGCCGATGTACCAGTGCCATGCGATGCCCGCGAGATAGCCGGCGACTGTGGTGTCGCCGAGCAAAGCTAGCGCGTACGCAGAACTTGTCCGCCAGGCGTCGTCGTAACCCAGGATCCGCGTCTTGAGCCCGGCCGCGTCGAACGCCGGGCCGAGGTAGTTCTTGATGAAGTCGATCTGCTCCGAGCTGGTCCAGGCCATGCACGGGAAGCCCTGCGCGCCGGCCTCGGGCTCGTTCTGGATGCTGATCGCCCACACGTTGATCCCGAAGCGCGCGTAGGCCTGGACGAACTTCACGAGGTAGTTCGCATAGGCGATGCGATAGACGGGGTCCAGCTTGTTGTTGGTCGCCGAGCTCGGGCCGATGCCGACGGACGGGTCGAGCTTCATCCACGCGGGCGCTGACCACGGCGACGCCATGATCTTGACCTGCGGGTTGATCGCGAGGATCTGCTGCAACACCGCGATGCGGTACTCCTCGTCTTTGGTCACCGAGAAGTTGAAGAGTCCGTAGTCGGTGCCGCCGAAGGGCTGGTCGTCGTAGGTGAACTCGGTGGGCGAGAAGTCGCTGGCGCCGATCGAGATGCGGATGAACGACAGGCCCATGTTTGTCGGCGCCGGGCCGAACATCTCCTGGAGGATCGCCGCACGCTGCGAGGCGCTCATGCGCCGCGTAAACGAGAAGGCGGTCGAGTCCGTCACACTCGCGCCGAAGCCCGTCATCTCCTGGTAGCGCACGCCGATGTCCACGACCACCGGCTGTGCGCCGACCTCCGCAAGTGGCGCGAAGGGCGGCGGCGTAGCGGCCTGGAGCTTGCGCGTGGTGCCGTCGCTGGACGTGACGACCTGCGCGGCCTGCGTCGTAGTAGCCGTCTGCGCAACGCCGCGCGATGCGCCGCTCACGCCGTGAACACCGACCCCTCGACGGCGCCGCTGACGACCTGCAGGTACACCGTGCCCGACACTGCCGCGCGGCCCCGCGGATACGTGTACGACACGCTCTCGTTCGCGACGAGCGTGATCGTGTCGAGGATCGTCCCGGTCGCATTGCCGTTGCGGACGCGCACCTTGGCGGTCGCCGCGTTGGTCGTCTCCGACACCGTGATCCCGATGTACTTCGTCGCCGAAGCCGTCGCGCCATCAGCGATCGCCGTCGGTGTGGCCGCCGACAGGTCCACGGTGCCGATCGCGTTCGTGCCGGCCGGGATCGCAGCAGCGAGTGAGACCGCGCCATCGACCGTCACCGACCCGCCGCCGTCATCCACGCTCAGCGTCGAGCCGCCGTCATCGACATGCAGCCGCTGCGCCGTCGACCCGATGTACGTCGTGCCGTCGCTCAAGCGCGCGGACGCCGGTGAAGCGGCCGTCGCGTGCTCCTGCGCCGCGCCGGAAGGCAGCGGCAGGGCGGCCGCGGTGATCGCCAGCGACCCGTTCAGCTTCGTCCAGATCGCCGACAGCCACCCGCGAATCCCAGCGCCGCCCGCTGGCATCGCCGTGGGAGACGAGATGTCGGTGCCGTCCTGGGCCGCCCCGGGCGGCAGTGGCAACGCGGCGGCCGATACAGGCACCGTTCCGCTGATGCCCACGGTGCCGTCGACGGTCAGACTCCCGCCGCCGTCGACGACCGTGATGCTCTCGAGCGCCGCGAGAGTCGTCGCGTCCAGAGCGACCTGCTGGCCGGGCTCGAGCTTCTGGCCGAGCTCGGTCAGGATCGCCGCGAGCGTCGCCTCTGTCGAGAAGCCCGAGATCGGGTTGGCGACCGTGACTGTGATCTGCTCAAGCGCTGCCAGCGAGGCCGTGTCCAGCGCGACCGGCAGGCCGCCGGTCGCGTCGATGAGGGTCGCGACACCGTCGGCTCCACGCGCGAGCTTGACGACCTGGTACTTGACGCCGCCTACGTCGTCGAGCGCGACGGGGACAGCGGTCACGTCCGCAGACGGCTTGACGAGGATGTTGTCGGCCATCGCGCCCTCCTTCCTGCTGAAGTTTCAGCCCGCGACGCTCAGGGCGCCGCGGGCAGTCCGGCAGCGGTCCCGGCGGCGTATCCGAACGTGTTCGCCACGCCTACGCCTTCGTGGCCGGCAGGACGTCTGCGGCCCGCGGCGCCGTGTAGATGACCGTCATGCGGGTGCGTCCGGCGGTGCCGGACCCGCCGACCGTCGTGACGACGCCGCTGATCGTGCGCGCCGACGCGCTGTAGCGCGGCGACACCTGCGAGTTCGCGACGTACGCGCCCGCCTTGCCACCGGCGCTCTCGAGCGACAGCGACTCCCCGGCCAGCAGATCGGTCGCCTTCAGATTTACAGCGGTGAAGAACCCGTCGTCGTCCGCGACGTCGCCGACCTTCATGGTCGCGGACGTCGCCGCGGTCCACAGCGCGATGCCGTCGATGATGATGTCCAGCACCGTCGCGC